AGGATCCATCGTTCCGCCTGTCCCGCACAGGTTCAAGGTGACTAGAAATGCAATCAACGCATCGCAGAACTTTGTTGGTGACCCATCTACGACAGAGGTTGCGGACTCTAGGCTTTACTGGGGCGTTAAGTTTGAGAGGTCTCCTGCGCTGAGCCTGTTTGGTAGCGCATACTTCCCTAACGCCATCACGACTACCAACGATCTCATCGAGAACTACTCAAAGTTCATGGGTATTTCGAAGCTTGACACACTTGTGACAGGCTCTCAGGTTGACACTTTCAACAACAACAAGTTTACTCTCGCACGAGTTGCTCTGGCAAACTCTCTTGACAACAGGACTGCAGATGTTGCCATTACAGATCTTACTGGCAGTGCGGACGACCACATGCTCGCTGCAGCATACATCCGCAACGGCAAGCCCGCCTATGGAACTTTGACCATCAGAGACCCAGTGAACTCTCAGGTCAGGATGACGCTCGGAACTCTGGTAGCGCTGACCTCTTCGGACTACTTCAATAGATTTTCGCAGTACAACAAGTTCAGCACATTCTTCTACGGCGGATTCGATGGAACTAATATTCTCGATAGAGATATGAAGCTTCTTAACGACAGGGCGTGCTCAAGCGAAGATGCTGGCAAGGCAAAGTCCACTCTTGATATCGGACTCAGGAGCTTTACACCGGGTACAAGCACTTCAAACTGCTACGTTGCATCTTACAATGTCGGCGCTGATCTATTGACAGACAAGACAGACTCAGATGTCAACCTTGTTAGCATTCCAGGCATCAAGGATCCTGCTGTTACTGACTATGCTTCTCAGAAAGTCTCTGACTTCCAGCTCGCCATGTACATAATGGACATCCCATCATACGACGATCAGGGCAAGAGAATCTACGACACAAAGATACCTAACGTCCAGAACACAATCAGCAGGTTCTCAAGCCGCGCTATCAACAACAGCCACGTTGCCGTCTATTACCCTGATGTGTCAGTTGTTGACGCTGACACTGGTGCCAGGGTAAGAACAGCTGCTTCTTCAGTGGCACTCGGGGCTCTGGCACAGAACGATGCAATCTCCAACCCCTGGTTTGCACCAGCCGGTTTCAATAGGACGGCATTGGCAAATGTTGCAGCAACGTCATGCAGGTTGAACAGCACTGATCGAGACGATCTGTACGACTCCAGAATAAATCCGATCGTTAGATTCCCGGGAACAGGGTTTGTTATCTTCGGACAGAAGACTCTGCAATCTACAAGAAGCGCTCTTGATCGAGTCAATGTCCGCCGTCTTCTGATTTCTCTCAAGAGAGACGTCGGTGCGGTCGCAGCACAGTTCTTGTTTGACCAGAATGATGCAAAGACTCGAGCAAACTTTGTTGCTGCTGCAACACCTGTTCTTCTAAATGTTCAGACTCAGCAAGGCGTCTCTCAGTTCAGAATTATATGCGATGAATCTAACAACACACAGTCAGACATCATCAATAACACGATGAACGTTAGAATAATCATCGTTCCGACGCGAGCTGTTGAATACATCTCAATCGACTTCATCATCAACAACACGGGTGTCCAGTTCATATGATATTTAGATTCGGAGCTTTAAATGGCCACAACTAGAACTAGCCCGGGAATCTCCTACTCAGAGATCGATAATTCTGCTCCGGTTGCTGTTGCACCTGCAGGCATACCTGCCGGCATCATCGGTGCAGCAAACAAGGGCCCGGCATTCGTACCAGTCACTGTAGGAAACTATAGAGACTTTAATCTCGTATTCGGAGACGCTTCGAACGCTGCAGATGCTTCACTCGCGGCTCGCGAGTATATGTCTGTCCCGGGAACGTCAGTAACGTTTGTAAGAGTCCTAGGTGCTGGAGATGGAAAGTCTCGCAGCACTTCAAACGGCCAGGTCACAAATGCAGGCTTCATAGTCGGCGACCAGACAATAGGTGACAATGGTTACGTTGCAAACAACTCCTACGCAACTGTAGGAGGCCCAACAGGCCGCACGTACTTCCTTGGCTGCTTTATGTCAGAGAGTGCAGGTTCTAGCATCTTCAGCAGCGCAGGAATCCAGCTTAACTCGAACGCAGTTCCCATAGTAAGGGGTGTCCTCATGGCTGCGTCGGGTGTCGTGATGACAGTCAGCGCAAGCTTTGCAGGCGTCACAAATACAGTTGGCACTGCAACCGCCCCCGGCGGCAAACCTGTCGGTTCGATCAATGTCGCTGCGAACACTTTCACGGTGCTTCTAAACGGTCTTAAGAGTTCTGAGACGAACATCATCACAGCATCTTTCTCAACACCCGAGGGATTTGTTGGTGCTTTCAACACAAATCCGTTGCAGCTCGATGAGAAGGGACACTACCTCTACGCCTACTACGACATTGCTAGCTCGCTTGCAGTTGTGACAGCTTCGGGTGTAACTCAGAACACGTTCGACACGCAGGCTGGTGCTCTGGAGCACGCAGTTTTCATCGCAACTGGAAGTCAATCAAGAAACTCCAGTGCCACCTACGCACCGAACTACGAGAACTTTCAGGAGCGGTTTGAAAACTCAAGAACTCCCTCGATCACATCGCAGGAGTTCGGTGGCACAAGATATGATCTGTTCAAGGTACATGCGCTGGATGACGGTGATCAGTCTTACAACAGCGTCAAGGTTCAGATCTACAACATCACGCCAAGCCAAGACATTAACAATCTGTATGGAAAGTTCTCTCTAGCAGTTAGAAACTTCTCAGATCCTGACGACGCTCGTCCGCTCGAGGCTTACGAAGGACTCTCTCTGGACCCGTCTGCAGAGCGGTATATCGGTAGAGTTATCGGAGATCTGCGGACATTCTTTGACTTCGACAGGTCGACGACAGCGCAGAAGATCAACAGCTCTGGAGACTACGAAGTTAGATCTCCCAGGATCAGGGTTGAGATGTCCAATGATCTGCTTCTCGGTGCTGTGCCTGATGATGCTCTGCCCTTCGGATATAGAGGCCTTGGTCACATCATCACCTCAGGGTCTAACCCGATCTCTAACACTCCGACTGAGGTCTCCAGCTTCTTCACAGCAGCAAATGCAGACGCTTTCAAGAAGATAGTTCAGCCGCCTTTCCTGTTCAGGCCAAGCCTGGTAGTCGGATCGATCGCCTCGACACGAGTCTCCTGGGGCTTTATGACTGACTACTTCGGAACTCTCGCAGATCCGAACGGTAGACCCGTCAACAATCCGTACTCTGCCGACTTCCTGCGGTTCTTCCCGGGTATGCACCCCACCAACGCGAACTTCTTCGTTCGCGATAACAACGGCGCTGCAACTGCGGCAGGAACAGTCTTCGATACTGACCTCTTCAACAACAACCTGTTCTCTTGCGAGAGGATCAAGGTCACAACCGGGTCTACTACATACGCAGATCCGCTGCAGTGGATCTCTGCTTCCTACGTCAGGAACGGCTCCATCTCAACAGACGAGACGGCCAAGACCCGTGCACTTTCAATCTCAGACCTGAAGAACGATTCTGACAATATTAAGTTCGTTAAGTTCAACGTTCCTCTGGTCGGCGGCTTCAATGGAACCAACATCTTCAACATTGAGAAGTACCGTCTCACAAACATAGCTGCTGTCAGAGAGATCAACGACACAGCCCAGGGCGGGACTCAAGGTCCGACAGTTGCCTCCTACAAGAAGGCGATCGACATCATTGGAAATAAGACTGAGTCTGATATCCAGCTCCTTGCTGTTCCCGGCATTAGGGCCCCGACGATCACCAACTACGCAATCTCGGCTGTTGAGAACCGCTTCGATGCGATGTACATCATGGACATCGAGCAGAAGGACGAGAACAATGCAGAGATCACCGGCTCGAGCACGATCGTTAATCTGACGAACACAGTGACAGCCTTCAGGTCGCGCGGTCTTGATAGCTCCTTCGCTGCAGTCTACTTCCCAGACGTCAACATCTTCGACGGTGCTACGACAACCCGCCGCGTCGCTCCGTCAGTTGCAGTCCTCGGATCTTTCGCTCTGAACGACAGCGTCGGTTATCCCTGGTTTGCACCGGCAGGATTCGTGAGAGGATCAATGGCTTCAGTCAGTTCGGTATCTTCAGAGCTGACAGACGCTGACGCAGATACATTGTATGCTTCAAGCATCAACCCGATTCTTGCTCGGAGAGGATCCATCGTGGTCTTCGGTCAGAAGACGCTGCAGAGAGCTGCAACAGCCCTGGATCGAGTGAACGTCAGGCGTCTGCTGATCTCGATGCGGCGCACAGTCCGTCAGATCTCGAACAGCTTCCTCTTTGAGCCCAACAACCCAGACACGCTTGATAAGTTCAGATCACGTGTCACCTCGGCGCTCAACAGCATCCAGCAGAATCGCGGTGTAGAGAGGTTCACGGTGGTCATAGATACAACCACAACCACTCAGGCCGATATCGAGAACAACACCATCAGGGGCCAGATCTTCCTCAAGCCGACACGCTCGACGGAGTTCATCAGCCTCTCATTTGAACTCAACAATGTCATCACAGCTTGAACTAGGAGAAAACTAAAATGGCCGAGACACTTAGCGTCACAGATATGCTTCCAAACAAGTTCGAACCGAAGCGCAAGCATCGGTGGATCTTCGCGCTGGAAGGTATCGACTCTTTCATTGTCAAGAGCACGGCACGCCCGAGCTTCTCCATGGAATCAAAGGAGATTCCGTGGATGAACACCCAGCGCTACATCGTCGGCGGCAAGCTGAAGTTTGCTGACATTAAGCTCGATCTTCACGACCCGATCGCCCCTTCAGGAGCACAGCAGGTGATGGAGTGGATCCGCACTCACCACGAGTCGATCAGCGGCCGCGCCGGCTACGCTGACTTCTACAAGCGTGACTGCCAGCTCAAGATGGTGGATCCGATCGGCACAGTGGTTGAGCTTTGGGACATGAAGGG